GACAACGACGTGGACACCGGCCAGCGTGACGGCTCTGGCGCGTCCACGGTCTCGGCTGGGCTCTCGATCATCAATCGGGTCACGATCCCGTTCGGCGAGATCGTCATCTTCAATAATGTCCGGTACATCGTCTTCCTGGAGGAGGGCAGCAGCGGACAAGCGCCCCAGGGGATGGTCGACGTCACGCTCCGCGAGCTCCAGCTGATCGCCGAGCAGGCCGGCTTCCAGGGCCAGTTCCAGTTCACCGCGGACGTCCAGAGGTCAGTCGCATGAGCGGGGCCAGCAACACCGTCATCAACACGAGCATCCGCGCGGTGCTACTCGATCCGACCACCGGCTGGGCAGCACTCCAGCCGACGATCCCGCTCACGTTCGCCGGCGAGAAGTTCACGCCTCCGGACAACGCCGACTGGCTGCGGGTTACGATTTTGGGCGCATCAACTGAGCAGGTGGAGTTCGGCTTCTGTCGACGCTTCCGCCGTTTTGGTATCGTGCGCTCACAGTTCTGGCTGGTCGCTGGGACTGGCTCCGGTGATGCGTTCACGTTTGCGGATTCAATCCGGAGCATTCTCGAAGGGCGAACTCTGACTGGAGGCGTTAGACTTCGGGGCACGTCACCGCCAATAAATGAGCAGGCCGAGGGGGCCTGGCATCGCTGGCGAGTGGACACGGACTTCGATGCAGATGAACTGCGAACGGTTTAAGGAGAACACGCTATGAGCGACGCCTCACAAACCAAGCTCTCCTTTCGCGACGAGGATATCTGGGGTGAAGACCCCACGTTAGTATCTCCGAACCGCGCGGGGCGTGAGTTTCGATTCACTTCCGAGAGCTTAAATTTCAACCAGGAGACGGCCGTATCGGAAGAGATCCGCGACGACCGAAACATCTCCGACATCGTCCGAGTGTCGGCCGAGAGTGCCGGCGATGTGAACATCGAGAGCTCGTTCGGATCTCACGATCCGCTGATCGAGGGCGCGATGTTCGACAACTGGGAAGCAGCGGTCGACGTGAACGAGGGCACCTCGCCTGGCGACAACGCCACGGTCACCGTCACCGCGAACATCACCTCGCCGCTGTCTGCCTCGACCGGCACCATCTCGATCCCTTCGGCCTCGCCGGACTTCTTCGCGCCGGTGCGTGTCGGTAGTTTCGTCCAGCTGTCCGGATCTGGATCGCCAGACGTCGACGGCTTCTACCTGGTGACAGCGAAGCCAGCGATCGGCAACCTGACGGTGCAACCGTCGCCGCCGGTGTCGACCTCGGGCGCGTTCCGAGTGCGATCGTCCGGCATCCGCAACGGGATCATCTTCAAGAGCTTCCTAATCGAGAAGGAGTTCCGCGACGTTGCGCAGTTCTTCGCCTTCAGCGGTATGCGGGTCGGCGTGTGGGCCGAGACGATCGCACCTGGTGCGATCCTGACCGGCAACTTCGGCTTCCAGGGCGAGACCGTGGTGACCGCGCAGGCGTCGATCTTCAGTAGCAGCCCGACCGTCGAGTCGCTGATCGCGACGAACGACGTCTTCAACGCCGTCGACAACATCGACAACGTGCTGATCAATGGCGTCGACCAGTCGGCCACGCTCTGCTTCACGGAGATCTCCTTCAGCCTGGACAACCAGCTGCGAGCTCTGCCGTGTATCGGCCAGCTGGAGAACTTCGACATCGGGGCCGGCCAGGTGGCCGTCACCGGCACGCTGGTCAGCTACTTCGAGAACCTGCTGCTGTACAACCAGTTCAGGAACTTCACGAACGTGCGGCTGAGCTTCACGGCGACCGATCTCAACGGCAACACGTACCTCTACTTCTTCCCGAACTTCAAGCTGACATCTGGCGAGGTCATCGCCGGCGGCAACAACACCGACGTGCTGGCCAGCTTCGAGTACACCGTTCGACGCGATCCGACCTTCGGCTTCGCGATGGGCGTCAACCGTTTCGCGAACACTCGCTCGGAACTGCTCCCAGGAACAGCTGACCAGGCGTAGATTGAACACAAACCACCATGAGGAGACTGGACCATCATGGACATTAAAGACTTCAAAGCTGAGGCCGAGAAGGAGAACGAGGGCGTCTGGGTAGACTGTGGCGATGATCTTGAGATCAAGGTCACGCGCATGTTCAACGCCAGCTTCAATCGGGCGATCGCGACGAAGCGCAAGCCTCACGGTCGGCGCTTCGATCGCAGCCTGGAGCTCCAGGAGAAGGTGCTCATCGAGGTGATGGCTGACGTCGTGATCCTCGACTGGAAGGGGCTCACCGATGGCGGCAAGGCGGTCAAGTTCTCGAAGTCGAAGGCGCTGGAGTTCCTCACGGATTCGCGCGACTTCCGCAACCTGGTCAGCCAGATAGCCGATGACATCTCGAACTTCCAGATCGAGACCCAGGAGGAAGACGCAAAAAACTGAAGGAGGTCCTCGACTGGATGATCGAGTGGGGGCCGCAGATCAAAGCACTGGAGCGCGAACAGGAGCGAGGTCGCGAGGTCGCTGCGCTAGATAGCCGGCCGGTGGTTCCGATCCATCTCGCGTTCACCTGGAACTGCTACTCGATGCTCGATGGCTCTCGGCAGTGGGGGCAAGGATTCCCGCAGCCGATCGCACTGCACGACATCCAGGCGCTGGTGAATATGTACCAGCTGCGCCTCGATGAAGTGGACGATCTGATCGAGGCCGTGCAATATCTCGACGGTGTCTATCTGGAGCGGATGGCACAAAGGGCTAAAAGCACGAAATAGGACGTCGTCGCAATGGCTGACCTACGATTAGGGATCGACGCCTCGCGCGCGAAGCGTGGCGGTGACCAGTTCAACAATCAGCTGGACAAGATCCAGCGGAACACCAAGCAGACCCAGCGGCAACTGAAGCGCACCGGCGCTTCTGTCGATAAATTCGGCCAGTCGATCAGCCGTGTCGGCAAGCTCTTCGTCGCGGCCGCGGTGGCCTTCGCCGGCCGTGAGATCATCCAGCTGTCCGACTCGTTCACGCGCCTGACGAACTCCATCCGCATCGCCACCGACACCCAGGAGGAGCTCCAGGCGGTCACTGGGGCGGTGTTTGACATAGCCTTCCGTACACGCGCGCCGGTCGAGAGCCTGGGCATCCTGTACGGCCGCGCGGCCCTGGCGGCCGATGCGCTCGGGGCGACGCAGCAGGAGCTCCTTCAATTCACCGAGGGCGTCGGTAAGGCGCTCGCGATCCAGGGCACATCCGCCGGCGAAGCCCGCGGCGCACTGCTCCAGCTGAGCCAGGCGATCGGCGGCTCGATCGTGCGGGCGGAAGAGTTCAACAGCTTGATCGAAGGCGCGCGGCCGATCCTGATCGCGGTGGCGGCGAACCTGGACGACACTGGGGTCAGCCTGACCGAGCTCCGGCAGCGAGTGGTGGAGGGGAAGCTGACGTCGGCCGAGTTCTTCCGCGCGTTCCTCAAAGGCACCAAGGACCTCGACGAGCTCTTCCAGAAGACCGCGCCGACGATCGGCCAGGGCTTCGAGGCGATCCGAACCGGCGCGACGCTGGCGGTCGGTCAGTTCAACCTGCTGACTGGCGCGAGCACGTCGTTCGCGGAGACCCTCCAGGAGGTCGGCAAGCAGATCGGCACGAACCTCCTGCCGTTCCTCGCCGGCTTCGCGGCCCAGTTCCAGATCCTGGCCCAGACGATCAGGACGGGCATCATCGAGCTCCTCCGGATGACCGGCCTGCTCCCAGGCTTGAGTGGCGAGTTCACTCAGACGGCCGACGACGTCGGCCTGATCATCGACGGATTGAGGAATCTGCCGACCACGCTCATCGCGGTGATTCAGGCGACGGTCGTGTCGACGCTGGCGTTCTTCGAGAAGGCCGCGCTCCGGATCAAGATCTTCGTCAATACGGTGAAGGGCACGCTGGCCGAGATCTCGCCGTTCATCGATGACTTCCTCAACATCATCAAGTTCGCGCTGCCTGGCGGTGCGGGCTTCTTGATCGGCGAGATCAAGTTCGCCGACACCGAGACGTTGATCAGGCAGCGGACGGCCCTGGAGAATCAACTGGCCGGTGTCGACCAGCGAGCGAATGACCAGATCCAGGGGATCTTCGACGACCGTCTCGCGAACCTCGACCTGGCCCGTAAAAAAGAGTTAGAGGTGCGCGAGCTATTCGCCGCGAACCTGGAGAGCCTCCTCGGGGAGCTCG